CGGTAAAACTTATGAGTGTTATTTTGATGCTGATAGCCTGAATCAAAATATTAAAAAGCTTGGTTATTCAGAGTGTGAATTAAAGTTAGTAACAATAGATACAAATACTGTAACTTCTCACACTGATCTTGATTTCTATCATAAAGCAGAATGTAACTTTGCAACGGAGTTTCTTACTCTTGTTGATAAGGTTTTCACAGCTCAAAATAGTAGAAGAAAATATCTTGATGAGCCAAAAAGATCATGGACTCTCACTTTCGAAAAAAATACAGAAAACAGGAAACTTTTAGAAGATTTCTTTATCTCAAAACGTGGCAGGTTTAAAAGTTTTTCATTTACTTGGGCAATAGATAAAGGCGGAGATGGAAATACTTACACTGTAAGGTTTGATACTGACACGCTACAAAGCGATATAAAAGCTTTAGGATATGGAAGTATACAATTACCTATAAAAGAAGTTTGGGCAACTCCTGCAGCTGCAACAGAACTTGAAAAAGACGAAATAATTCCAAGAAAATTATTAAAACTTGATATATCAACCGGAGCTGTGAGAATTCTTGATAATGAAACGCTTGCAAGTCTTACTTATGATTCTGAATCTTATCTTGGCGCACCTCTTGAGCTTGGAGACTTAACAAAAGACGATAATACAGAGGTGCAAAAAGTTAATGTATCAGTTAGTAATGTAAATCAAGCTATATCAGGTATTATTGGACAATATGGTGACGTTATAACAAATTGTGATTGCTACATATACCAAGTATTTTTAGACACTTCAACTAATGCAATACTTTCAGAATACTCACAGTTGGTATTTTTTGGCAAAGCTAATAATCTTAATATAACTGATGAACAGGCATCAATTGATATTGAATGTCAGCTTGGGGGTTATGAATCTAAAATACCAAAAATGAATTATAACACTAATTGCACATATCGAAAATTTAAAGATTGTAGATGCGGATATACAGGCCCGGAAAAAACTTGTGATCGTACATTAACAACTTGTAAAAGGTATGGAAATATAGAAAACTTTGGTGGCTTCCCACAAATGTATAAAGAAATGATAATAAAGGCTTAATATGCTTGAAAAAATTGAAATTCTTAAAGGTAAGGTGGGAACGTCTTATCAAATGTTTTTTGAAGATGGAAATTATTGCGGATGTTTCTTTCCAATATATGAAGTTTTCCCAAATTTACCTAGATTTCCTCTACCTTCGGCTAATCCTGAAGATAACTGGGATTATGGTATGGATAAAATTTTTAAAAGTGCTTTTGAAATTAAAAAAGAAGATTTACAATCTGGAGATATTTTAGTGACAAAGTTCAATAATGAACTTCATGTTGCTTTATATATTGGCAGTCAAAGAATAATACACGTTTTTAGGGGTCATTCATTGTGTATAAGCCGGACATATTTTTTTAAGAATTTATTAGTTAGGTATTTCAGGATTAAAAATGAAAAATAAAGCATTAACAGTATTTATATGTCTTTTTATCTTATTATTTGCTTTCCCTCCACAACCTGCACACGCTTTTGTAGCTACTTTAATGACAGCAATACAACTTGGAATAGGTTTTGCTCTTGGCGCAATGGGTGTTGGTGCTTTAGGTGCTATAGCTACCGGAATAATTGTCGGGATATCTTTTATTGGTGCATTAGGCATCTTATATGGTGGAGTAGCATTATCAAGATCATTAGCTAGTAAAAAACAAAGTGGTCTTGATTCCAGTCCTACTTATGCCAGTCCTGTACTACAAACACAGACAAATAATCAACTTCCTGTTGCTATTTTTGACGGAGAAAGAACTCTTGCTGGTAATATGATATGGCAAGATGGAACAACTACAATAAAAAAGTTAATTAGTTTCTGTGAAGGTGAAGTTCAAAGTATAACAGGTATTAAACTTAATGACATAGCCATAGAAGACATAGCAGGAGCAACATATACTGTATATCTAGGAACTTCGACTCAACAGATAGATTCAAGAGTTACCGGCTCAACAAATGCTGAACGTGCTGAAATAGTAGGGAGTCTTAAATATATTGCTTATGTAGCGATAACAGTTCCTAAATCTGATAAAATAGACATAAATTTTAACTGTACTGCATACGTCAAAGGTCGGAAAATCAGACAATACACTGACGAAAATTCTTATTTTACTGCATATACTAGAAATCCTGTTTGGCAATGCTTTGATGCTCTTACATCATATAATGGCGAAGGAATAGGTTTAAAGAATGACGGAACGCAAGATAACGACATAATAAAAGACGTATTTGATATACAGTCATTTATAGATGCGGCCGCTTATTGCGACGCAATGGTTTTTTATTACCAATTAACAACAAATTTAACTGGTAATAATAACGATTTGATTTTTAAAGCAAGATCATCCACTGATTCTGATTTAACAGTAACTTATGTAAACCCCGGTACTGCGAACGCAACAGCCTTTATTGAATTAAGCGGGAAAAATATAACTGTAAATCTTGCTACAAACGGAAGCTCTGTAATAACAACAACTGCAAGCGACATAATATCATTAGTTAATAACAATGCAGATGTTTTAGCTTTAGTACATGTTTACGTTGCAGACAGTAATGATGGTTCTGGTGTTGTAACAGCTATGACAAAAACAACCTTTTCACCTGATGACGGTTCAACAAGATTCGCTTGCGATCTTATTTTAGATTCATATATTTCAACTAGAGATGCGATAGAAGAATACAAAAAAAACTGTCGTGGCTGCATAACTTTAAAGGGTTATAAACTACAGTTTAAACTTGATATGCCAGGAACATCTGTAAAAGTTTTTACAACTGAAGATATTATAAAAGGTTCTGAAAAATTCTGGACAATCCCAAGAGAAGAGCATTACGATATTTTAACTCTTAACTATACAAGTGATGAGCATGAATATTCAAAAGTTGGAGCAAGGGCTGAGCTTGCAACTTATCAAAATGAGCCAGGTATTGAACATGAAGTTGATATTCTCTCTATTACTAATTTTGAGCAGGCAGCAAGGCAAGCATGGTATTATTTAAATGACAAAAGATTATGCCCTAACTTTGGATGTTTTCAAACAGATTTTAGAGCCAGTGACCTTGAAATAGGAGATATTATAACTCTTAGTGATCTGTTAATGGGATTTATTTCGCTTAATGTTAAAGTTGTTAAAGTAATAGATGATAATACAGGAGTTTTTGAAGTATATTGGCGAATTTATAGTGATGATTTATATACTGACGAGCAGGGTAGCCAATTGCCGACAATTACACAGACTAAAATTGTTATTGAAGATAAAATACGGGCAGCAACATATGTTGTAGCTGCAAATAATTCTGTTAATAAAAATCAGGCTGATTTTATAGTTGATGATGATAGTACATCCGCACAAGATACGATTAATAATGCTATTAATACAGTAGAATTACAACAAATTGAGACAGGTACAGTTTTAACAGGTTGTTCAACAACTTCGATTATCTTAAATACATCTACTATGAAAACAGATGATTATTATAATGGATTATATATTAGATTTACATCTGGAAACTGCGCCGGTGAAGCTGCAAAATTAATTACTGATTATGTTGGATCAACTCAGACTGCTACAGTTCAAACTTTTACTAATACACCTGCTGCCAATGATACTTATGAAATACAATCATTTAATGCAAAAATACTACTAATGGAAGGTACTTATATTGTTGATAATAGCATTCTTGTAAAATCTGGTATATGTCTTGAAGGTATGGGAGCTGGTACAGTAATAAAACTTAAAAATAATATTACTAGTGGAGTTCATGTAGAATTTAATATTATTCAAAATTCTGATATTACAAATGGTAATAGTTGGATATCAATCAAAAATTTAAGAATTGATGGAAATATACAATTTCAGGATGCGTTTTATACCTCAGTTATGGGAGTATATTTTGAAAAAGTATATAATTCTTTAATTAGTAACTTATTAGTTTCAAATATTCCATATTATGGTGGTATAGTCTTTATTAATTCTTTAGATAATAAAATAATAAGTTGCACAAGTAACAATAATAATGCAACAGGTATTATTGTATCTTCAAGATCAACGGTGTTAAATAATATTTGTAATGGTAATGGATATTTTGGAATGCAGATTCAAGGAAATAATTGTACAATTTCTAATAATATTTGTAATTATAATGGAGAAAATGGATTATATATTTATAATGGTGATATGACACCATATATTGCACCGACAAATATTGCTATAACAAGTAATATGAGCTCTTTTAATCAATGGTGTGGAATGTTTTTAGTCGATATTTCACATTCTAATATTTCGAATAATGTTTGTAATGACAA